TTTTTTTTTTTGAATCTGCGAAGCGCGCACGGACGCGCGCGACCCCCGAGCTTCGGTTGTGCAGCATAGAGCGGAACAGAGAAGCGTTAAGGGGTTTTTACAGGTTTCGGCGGCGAGAAAAAAGTGATTTTAACTTACTAAGCATGTTAGACTACCCTCATGAAAGCTGCAAAATTTAGATTTTACCCTACTCTAAAGCAAAGAAAACATCTAAGCAAAGAATTTGGTCATTCTCGCTACGTGTATAATTGGGGACTAAAAACTAAAAGCGAATTATACCAGAATGACAAACAAACAATCTCCCGTTTTGGTTTGTCAAACCAACTTACTCAGGAAAAAAAAAAGATTTCTTGGCTAAAAGAAGCGTCGGCTACAGTTTTAAGTGAAGCTCTCGAAGATCTAGATAATGGATTTAAGGCTTTCTTCAAAAAGAATGCTAAGTATCCAAAAAGGAAGCGTCGTTTGTATAGGGCTTCTTGCAGATATACGATGGACAAACGGCAAAAAAGAGCTTTTGTTGATGGAAAAGTTTTGAAATTACCAAAACTTGGAGCTTGCAAGATTAGATGGACTTCTAGGGTAGATACATACCCAAATTCAGCAACCGTTAGCAAAGATTGTTGCGGAGACTTTTACGTTTCTTTGCAATTTGACTCTAATCAAGTGGTGACCCCAAAACTCACAAGTCAAAAAATTGGAATAGATTTAGGTTGTAAAGACTCCGTAGTTACTTCAGACGGGGAAAAGAAGAGGCTATCGGATTTTGTAAAAATAGCTAACAAGCTTAAATACAACCAAAAGAGCTTAAGCAGAAGCAAAAAAGGTTCAAAGAATAGAAATAAAAAGAGGTTGCGTGTTGCTCGCTCTCACCGACGAATAGCTAACAAGCGCGAAGATTTTCTTCACAAATTAAGTACTTCGATCGTACGCGAAAACCAAGTAATAGCGATCGAGGATTTATCTGTGAGTTCTATGGTGAAAACCAAGAACAGCCGAAAGATCCTAGACCCCAAAAAGGTCGTTAAGGTTGAAAATTCAACCAAAGCGGGAGCGGTTAGGGACGAAGGAAAGAGAGAGCAACACACTTTTTTTAAAACTCGAAGGGGAGAGAAAGCGAAAAATCGCTCTATCTTAAGTCAGGGTTTTAGGAAATTTCGAACATATCTCGAGTATAAAGCCAAGTGGTATGGCAGAGATTTGATAGTATGCCCACGATTTGAAAGAACGACAGGGGTATGTCCAATTTGCGAAGAACATACCAAGCTAACGCTCGACCAAAGAGAGTGGGAGTGTCCCAAATGTTTTCAGGTGCATGATCGAGATATTTCGGCAGCTAGGATGATTTTACGTACCGCCGAGAGGGTGGGAGTCTCTAAAAGAGGCGAAGTTTGTGGAGAGGACGTAAGACTTGAACCCTGTTTGCTTTTAAGCGGATAAGTTCAAGCAGACTCGTTGAAACAAGAAAAGCGCAGCGAAGGGAGCCACACGATGTGGCTAGTTGAGCGGAAGCTCACGATCCTGAGCGGAAGCCGCCGACTCTAACACAAAAAAAGAGAGGTTAATTTTGACGAACTTTAAAACTGAGGACAAACGATTAGCTGAGTTTTTACACGAGGCAATGGGGCTTATCACCAGCATGAACACCTCAAGGCTACGATCTACACATCACTCTAACGACCTAGAAAAGCTACAAAATCTTGGAACAGAAGACGTTCTCTGTATGCTAGATGTGGTGGTTGACCTACTGCAATATTATTTACAAGATGATGAGGGCAAAACATAAACAAAATAGATTTCTCAAAAGCAAATTGGGGGAAACAACATTTAGATGGCGCATTAGATTGATGCGGGAGGGTTGGGCGCCGACTCTGATCTGGTGAAATTTCTTGGTTCTTTCTAAAAACAAATCCAATAAAACAAAAAAAGGTAGATTATGCTATAACGACATAAAAACGTCAAGTAAAATCTATTTTTTTGTTACGATGTGTTAACTTTGTACATATATTAAAATTGGAGGTTTTGGGTGTGTAGTAGAGATATTTTGAAGAAGAGCCACAGTTCGGTGTTATTCACAAAAAAAGGCTCGACTGGCCTATTCGGTAGATTTATGAGTAGATTTTTTTTTGGTAGAAAACAGAAAGAACACATTGAGGACGCGCTTATGTGTTTGGAGGGAAAAATAGAGCGACTACAAGAAGGGTTTTGGGCTGAAAAGGAAAAACAATCTCTTTTGCACGCTGATTTGCTTAGGATTATATCTGCTATTTCCTCTCCAAAAAAGTTTCGAGTTGTTGATACGAGCAAAGATAGTTGGGTAGATCCTAGCGTAGGGAATGAGAAGCTCACCGACATCAGGAAAGCTCTACGGGACGATGGTTTTGAGTGCTCAGGTGGTCTTCAGACAGAGAGGACCGAGCTATGGGTTAAATTGGAAGTGGGGCCTCTTGGCGACACAACAATCCGAGCTTGATGGTTATTGTTAATATAAAAGAAACACTACACAACAACGAAAATCCGGAATATCCATTTAAAAAAAGGTTGGAGTTTTTAAAAGACGAAATAACTGGTGATTTATCCGATTCTATGGACGAGCTGATTGGTATGGTAATACCAGAGGTGTCGTCCATAGAGTTTGCTGAATCCACAATAATAAAAAGGCAAACCATACAGGAGGTTATAGATGGCGTGGAGTTTATTTGTGAGTTAACAACTCGAAAAGATTTATGACTAATAAAAATTTAAGTGAACCAACTTTTGAAGAGCCCCCACCCCGCATAAAGATTCCTATGGAAAAATGTTTTGAATTAGACAACAACAAAGAGCTGGTTGAGGAGATCCATTCATCAATTCTAGCTTTCGGTCTAGTACAGTTGGAGATTGTATGAATCTAACAAAAAAGCATAGTCCCGTTAGACCGGGCTGGCTGCCTTTGGGTAGCGATGGGTTAACTGACGAAGAGAGATTGTTGAAAGCGTCAATACTTCCCGCCGAGCGTTCAGCGCTTAGGGATATTTATGGGGGATATGGTTGCGGTAGTTATGCAGGGGAACCAGGCGCGTGGGACGAAGACCTAGAAAACTTTCTAAAGAAGTGTCTTTACGATCTCTTTCGCGAACACCTCCCCGTTGCTACGTTACCGGAAGAAAAGAACGCGGAACATACGTAACAAAAACACCGAGCTGAAATAATAGATATATCACAGTTTTTAGGATAAGTGATGATGGATAAATGGGGGTTTCTTATTGGGTGGTCGTCTGGTTTTGCCATTGGTACGCTTTTTATGATTATGATTGACCTGATTTGCAAGGATAAATAACAGGGAGCGGTTTTAATGTTTAGGTTTTTACGAAATATGTTTAGTAATCATCGTTTAGATTGTCTAGAAGAATCAGTATACAATTTAAGCAATCGGTTAAAGAAGCACACAGACTGTGAAGGCGGTCGTTTAAAGGAATATGTAAACCGTGAAGACGTGCTTTTAAAGGAATATGTAGACAATTCAATAGAAGATTTGAAGAACAAAAATGAATGGAATCTCACTTTTTATGAATACACCGCCAAGACAGACGCGAAGTTAGCTAGAATTACTAGTCAGGTGGCGTCTTTTAAGGCGATTATTGAGCAGGTAGAAAAGGCTACTCAAGATTAACAAGGAAGTTCCACGCTAAACAAGCATCAAACACTGATCGGGATAGGAAAAGATGGCGGTAAAGAAACCAAAAAGAGCAGTTCCAGTAGAAAAAAAGACAAAGAAAAAGGCAGGAAGAAAGAAGACCAATCTTGACTGGGAATACATCGACAAACTTTTAGAGGCTGGGTGTAAGGGGGCTGCTATTGCTGATCATCACGCCATAACAAGGGACTCTTTTTATAAGCGGTGTGTAGAGGATAAGGGGATGTCCTTTCGTGAGTACGCTACAAAAAAAAAGTTAGATGGTGATGACATATTGAGATACGCACAGTGGGACGAGGCTGTAAACAAACGAAATCCTAGGCTGTTAATACGTCTAGGAGAGCTTCGCATAAACCAGAACGAGAACGTTGTAGATTTGGTGTCTGCTGGAGGAGTAACCATTGTAAACTTTTCAGAAACCCAAATTTGCCCATGGAAAGACAAAGAAAAATCAGATCTACCTAAAGGGGAGGGGGATGATGGGTGACTTGGAGATCAAACATAGGCTAAAACGAGTGCTTGAAAAACTAGATGTCCCAAAAAAGCTTACGCCAGAGTCGGTTTTTACATATCTACTGGACACTAACCAGAGGATAGACGCGCTCGATTCTAAAATAAGACGTTTTTCTAGGCTGACAAACGCACATCTTCAAGAAACTCTTTTGGTATTCCATAAGTTGGATAGGGTAGTGAAAAAAACAGCCTTAGCAGTTGATGCGCTTGGTGATAGTATTTTATCTAACACTAAGACATAAAGAAGATGTTAAGCAAACCATTTTTTATGGTATTTGTTTTCTAGATTTTCAGCCTCTTCTTCGCTCATGCGATCGCCAGATAGGTTAGAGGAAACCATGATTGCCAACATCCTGAATGCGTCAGCGGAATGGGAAGACCAGTCTTTAACTGGGGCGTTTCCGTAAACATTTTTTGATTCGATGAATTCTTTGTGGTAGCTTTCTAGAGCTCGTACTAGATATGCGCATTTAGTACCGTCTATCCAAACCCGATTAAAAATTCCACGCGCCATTTCTATTCCATCTATGACCAACATGTTTGGGGTTACTATAAATTTAAACCCAAGATCCTCTGCCATCTCCAATCTTCCACGAGCCCCACTACCCCATTCACGTACTCGTATGTCATGAGGGGCAAAGTGTTCTCCTAAAATCCACCCGTTTTCGTCTCTTCTTTTTCTTACCTCAGCTATGTAGTCGGGCATTCCTATGTTTTGATTTTTATACATGTCGATAATGTGAATTTCTTTCCCGCACTGCTGAAAAAACAAAACCACAGTTTCATCGTTAACACCAATGTCCCATGCCGTGTGTACTTGGGCAAGGGGATCGTGCGGAACATTGGTGATTCGTCCCTCTAAAAAGGCGGAATTCATGTACCTAGAGTAGTAAGCACCCTCTGCTCCTAGCTCGAAATTGCAGTAGTATTCCTGCTGTATGAGGTGTTCGCTCATTCCCTCGCGACGTTCCTCCCCAATGTCCTCCTCGGTGATTATAGGCTCTCCAGTGCCATCAACAGTATCTAGCCTAGTAGAAACCTGATGAAACCACGAATCGTTCTCTCTGGCCATCCTGTGAAGGTCGTAGGCGTGGTTCTTTCCTCTTGGGGTGAAATTAAATACAGCCCAGCCCCTGTTCTCTCGTAATATAGGACGGATAAAATCCCAACACATAGGATTTTCTAGTGAATATTCAGAAAACACACACCCAATAGGGTTGATTCCAACGTTTAGAATTTGGTTTGTGCCCATGATCTGGATAGAGCTTCCGTTTATAAGACGGATTCTCATCTCGACTTGGTTTGGCTGTCCTGAAATAAGATCTCTCGGGACATAGTCAACGAAACGCTTCCCTTTTTTGTCCATCCCCTCCCAGATTATTCTCCTGCCGAGGGTTGAAGTCGGGAAAAAGTACACGTACGAACCAACACGGTGCCAGAAAGCACGCTTGACCATCTCATTCCAACAAGCCATCTCTTTGCCAGCTCTTCTATGCCAGACAAGACAAAAACGAGTACAGCCACTGTCCATGGCTTTGTGGAAAGGAAGCTGGTAGGGGCGCGGGGTGTAGTTTGGAAGCGTAATAATGCCGTCCCCTCCAACCTCGATGGCTACAGCCATCTTTTTTTTCCAAAACCCAAGCTTAACAGGCTAGATAAAATGGAGGTTTATGCGGACAAGAAAAGTAACAACCCCGAAGAAGAAGAAGGAATTATTTAAATAACAATCCTCTTCTTCTTCGTATGTTGTTAAAATGTTCATAACCCACTTATGTACAGAGGGTAATTTGCTTGTTCATAACCTGCATATAACTTGTTTAAAAGCTGCTGTTTGCGAACATTTTAATAAAAAAACCTTCATATAAACAAAGTTACTAACAAATTCTTGTCGGGTTTCAAAGAAAATCTTCATCGGTTGATACCATGAGATTTTTACTACTGGACTACAGGTGGACGATCCACGCGATATTGTATATATGCACAACGAGTTCTACCAAGACGACTATACGGCTTGGGGATCGTTCTACGAGTGTGCTGCACGCGATCTTAGGATGTACCTTGGAGATCAGTGGTCTGATGATGAAAAAGAATATCTAGCAAAAGAGCATCGCAACAGCTTCGTTTTCAACAAGATACGCAGAAGCATTTTGATGATCACTGGTTATCAAAGAAAACATAGGCTTAGTTCTATAGTGGTGCCCGTAGAAAACTCTGACCAAGAGGTGGCAGATCTACGTAGTGAGCTTCTTCTACAGATCTACAGCCAAGAAAATGCATACAATACGTTTTCAGAGACTCACGCTGGAGCTGCAAAAACTGGTATTAATTTAGCGACGCTTTGGGTTGACTATAGAGAAGATCCAGTAAACGGAGACATCAAATTCGGTAGAGAGCCGTACTCTGGATTTATAACAGATCCCTACTTTACGAAACTTGATTTTTCCGATTGCGGCCACGTTTTGCGTAGAAAATTTCTTGGCGTGGATCAGGCGTCCTCTTTTTTCCCAAAACACAAAAAAGAAATCAGGGATTTACACCGGACGGGGTGGAATCAGGACGACAAGTTCACTTGGTTGCCATACAAAACACAACCATCTCAGAAAGAGCTTCTTGCGGTTGATGAGTTTTATTTACAAAAATGGGAGGACGTTCCCGTTGTTGTAGATATGGAAACGGGGAAATACTTTAAGTGGGAAGGAGATAGGGCAGGGCTAGAAAAGATAAAGCAGCTTTACTCTCAGATAAAAGTCATCATGCGTCCTACTAGGTACATAGAAAAGCACATCATAGTAAACGGCGAATTTATCCTTACAGAAAAAAACCCCTACGGGCTAGATGAATACCCATTTGCTCCATCTGTAGCTATATTTGAGCCAGAGTCAAGTGACTGGTCGTTAAAAATACAATCCCTCGTACGCCCTCAGATAGACCCTCAGAGAGAGAAAAACAAGCGCATTTCTCAGATGACCGACATACAGGATTCACAAATAAATTCTGGATGGATAGCCACCGAGGGTACAGTTGCAAATAAAAAAGCTCTATTTCAAAGCTCTCAAGGCAAGGTGATTTGGAAAAGCAAAAACTCTGCTACTGACTCGCTTCAGAAAATTCCACCCGGTCGAATAGATGCCTCGTATTTCCAAATGCACGACCTATTCGATAGGGAAATGGTTGAGATTTTAGGGTTAAACGAAGCCTCATATGGAGTCCCCAATAGCGGTAGTGAGTCGGGTTTTTTGATGGCTATGAGGCAACAAGCTGCTCTATCTAATTTGCAGGATGTGATCGACAACTGGGCATACACGCAGAAGTTGATCTCATTAAAAGTTCTTAAAATCATACAGAATTGGACTCCAGAAAAAATAGAGCGGATGACTGGAAAAAAACCAACAGACGCCTTCTACGACCCTGAATCTACGAAATATGACGTGCGCGTACAAGAGGGACTTCTTAGTGAAACTCAACAGCAAATACATTATGCGCAACTCGTTGAATTAAAGCAGATAACAGGTGGAGAAAATAGCCAAATAACAGCGTCTGATCTTATTAGAGCTGCTCCGCTACAAGGCAAATCTGGGTATCTAAAAACAATAGAAGAGCGAGAAAAAGCAGCGTCTGAGAAAGCACAGCAACAGGAACAAAAGCAAGAGGCGATACAGAAGGAAACAATTGACTCGCAGAAAGACCTAACAAAATCGCAGGAGGTGTCTAACTACGCGCTTGCTGGAGAGAGGACCGCACGAGGATTATCAAACCTAGGTCTTAAATCAGAGAGGGAAGCTGAGGCGGTAGAAAACAGATCCCAATCAAAACTCAATAGAGCTAAGGCCATCACAGAAATAGCCTCTTTAGGTGACGAACGCCTTTTCCGATGGCTTGAGGTGCTGAGGGAGATTGAGGAGTCTGACCTAAGCGACGAGAAATTGATACAGCAAAAAAACGTTCTTGTTTCAGGTGCGGTAAGCACGGGTGCTGCTGATCAAGGGCAGCAGCAAGAGCCACAGCAGCAACAACAACAGCAGCAAGAGCCACAAAACATAAATCAAAACGGAGGGTAGATGCCTAAAAACTACGACAAAACGGCAATGAGCGGAAGCATGGGGTACTCAAAGAAGGGCAAAAGCGAGCGGTACGGCACAACAAAATCTTCAGTCCCTTCTTTAGTAGACGGAGACCAAGAAAAACCGGTGTACGGCCTAGACAGCACAGCAGCCAAGGATGACCTTGGACGACTTGAGAAACAGCCCGTAGGGAACATGGGATACGACAAGAAGGCTTTCGACTATGACTTTTAGGGAGTCTTTATGCAGGAACTAAAAGAGACCGTGGACGAGATAGTGAAAGACCACGATAGGCTTTTCTCGGCTCTCATTAACTCGAATAAAAAACTAAAAAAGCCCTATTGGATTGTCATGTTCTGCAAACCAGCGAAACGGAACTTAAATGGCAAACATACGCTGATCCGCTACATGAAGGCCCATTTCAAAAAACCAGCCTCAAAAGTAGGCATGATTATTTGGGAAATAAACAACCAAACAGGCGAGATAATAGAGGAAATAAACATGCCGGATATCCCATTCGATTATGACGCCCTAAGAGCTCACGGAGCAAAAGAAAGCTCTAAAAAAATTGAGACACTCGAGACGTCTACGATAGCGGATTCATACATAACGGCGCATTAACTATATGGAGGGAGATGGAAGACAACGAAACAGAACCCGCTCCTGAGCAGGAGGGTAACCCCCCCGAACAGCAAGAAGAGGGGAAAAGCGTTCCTATTGCAGATTTCGAATCAGAAAAGGCACTCAGGCAACAGGCGCAGGATGATTTAAGGTTGTTTAGAGAAAGCTTTGCTGCAAACACAGCGCAACAGAGACAAGAAACTCAAACAGCAAAAAGTTCGGTTCCAGAGCTGGACGATACTGATGTGTTAACGGTAGGAGACTACAAAAAATCAGCTAGGGAAATTGCGTCCTCTTTTGGGGGGAGACTGAGCGAGCTAGAAATGAGCATCAAACACGACGATTACAACGATGTGGTAACGAACTTTTTGCCAGACGTTCTAAAAGAAAATCCAGCTCTTCGCAATACGCTGCAAAACACTCAGGATCATGCACTGGCGTATTATTTAGGGAAAAGCTCAGATCGCTATAGGAAGGAGGCCGCTAAGAATAAGATGAGTTCTGACGCAAAACGTATTGTAGAAAATTCAGAGGCGTCAGGGTCGCTGTCAAGCATTGGTGGGACTTCCAGCGCTTCACCTGGAAGCCGGTATCTTCATATGAGTGACGAGGACTTTATAAAAGAGTCAAACAAACATTTACCATAGAAAAGGAGCTCATGACAATTACAGATAACAAAACACTAAAACCTGCGGTTCGCGATTATTACGATAGGTTAATCCTAGTAACCGCGTACCCGCCGATGGTGTACACAAAATTCGCTTAACACACTGGGCGAAGTGAAACGGTTTCCAATTAGGTGAAAACCCGAAAAAGGGCAACACCTAGCTAAAGCTAAGGCGAAGTTTAACGACTATGTTTAGTAGTAGATTAGATTTTAAAGGGACGGTAGTAGGGATGCTACTTGGAGATGCAGACCTTTGTAAAGAGGCAGGAACCAAAACATCCTATTACCTAAAAATGAAAGAAAAGAAAACTTTCGAGTTGGAATATGCATTGTACAAACAGAAAACCTTATCTTATCTTACAAAATGCGAGATAAAGGAGTTCAAAACCGTAGAATTGAAACAAAGACCATCTAGATCGTCCTACGCTACGGGTCATATAATGCTTAATAATGCGTTTGAGAGGGCATCTTACCATACGGATTATGTAACTATTTCAACCAAAACTCATCCTATGTACTCGAAGCTTCACGAGCACATGTATCATGAGGATAGAAAATCCTTAGATGAGCATTCTGTTAAGTGCATCTCTCTTCGGGGGTTGGCTATTCTTTTTCAAGACAAGGGGCGTTTTGAGGAAGAGACACGCATTCCTTGCTTGAGACTGCCGCACTTAAATTCTGTAGAAAAAGGTGTTTTTACAAGGATTTTACAGAAAAAGTTCAAGCTTCAGTGGCGTATAGATGGACCGAACATCAGGCTACGAAAAAAGGACATCGAGGTTTTCTTGAATAGTATTTCTGCTTATTTACACCCTAGCAAAATAAAATCTAACGACGAAAAACGCACGGAACCGCGGGTTAGCCCCCCGAAGATATAGTCTCCTCTTTACGGGAACGTAAAGTGCCCACAGAAATGTGGAGCAATAAGGTATAGCAGCAGAGGGTATTACCCTCAAAAGTTGGCGACACAGTAGTTTATCGTCGGTATCTAAAACTAGAAACGGTAACAATCCCAATCGTAGATGGAATTGTTCCCCCAGCTACCGCGATTACATCTGAGCTTATTAAAGCGCGGGTTGATTTTTACGGAAACTACGCAATTCTCACCGATCAAGTTCAGCTTACGGTAGAGGATACCGTTCTAAACGAAACAACACGGCTTTTAGCTCAAAATTTTGGAGAAACGCTTGACGAGATAACTAGAGACGTACTGGCATCAACAAGCTCCGTACTTCAAGCTGCGAACGGCTCGAACGGACAGACTCCCACAGAGATGACTAAATCAGATACAGATGGCCTAGTCAAGCTTTTGCTTGGGAACGACGCCAAGATGATCACTAAAACGATCAAGGGGCGCGATGCCTATGCGACAGTTCCACAAAGACCTGCATTTTATGGTTTTATTCATACAGATCTATTAGATGACCTAGAGGCTGTGGCCAACTTTGTTAGTTCTTCCGACTATGCGTCTCTAAACACTGTTTTAGATTTTGAGTGGGGAAGCACTGGCAACATAAGATGGCTATACACATCTATCGGAAGCTTTACCGACTCAGACCCTATTGTTTACAACAACATCGTTGTTGGGCAGGAGGCGTACGGGGTTGTAAACCTAAGAAGCTCTACAGGAGAATTTTATGTAGAACCTCTTGGATCTGGTGGAGCTGTTGACCCACTGCACCAATTATCCTCTGTTGGATGGAAACACGCATATGTCTCCCGTATTTTAAACGATGCGTTTATGGGCAACCTGCAAACAACCCACTCATAAAGGAGAAACAAAATGGCACAAATAAAAACTTTTAAATGGACAACTACAACCCCAGAAGAGCCTCTGGCTTTGAATGTTGGGTTCATAGTTTCTGATATCACCGTAGCTAGGGTAACTTCAGTAGGATGTTGGAGGTGGATTTTAGGAATGGACAACGACTCATACATAAACATCAGTGATGGAACGATTGTAGCAACAAACGGATTTACTCCTATAAGGCAAAAAGTTCGTTATGGAGCTGTAATAAGTGGCTTTACAAACGCAGTTAACGGGGTATTAACCGTGGACGACACTAGGGTTTTCGGATTTGCTATTGGCGACACAATAAAAGTGGCGCAGCTAGCGGATGACCTTACTGGAGAGTCTACTCTAAATAGTCTGTATACCATCCTCTCTCTTACTCCTGTGAGTATAACAGTAGAAGAGGACACCTCAACTCCCGGGTTTAGTGTTTATGTCTCTGGGGGAACAGTTACGAGGGTTTCTGATATAGACGATGAGCCGATTCCTACTGAGAATTTTGCAATCACCGGGATCATTCTTGGAACAGATGTTGTGGGAACAGCGGGAGAGGATGCCGTTGCTGTAGTATCTGGAGAGAATAGTGTCGTATAAAAACAAACCTCTGGAGGGGTGATATGGTACAACCACAAAAAAAAGTTACTAAAGAGTTTCTAAAAAGGCTGCCTATTTTAGGGAAAAAACCCGAGTCTCCAAAGGAGGAAGCTTTCTTAAGAGAGATTCATGATTTTGAATTCAGAAACATCAGAGATCCCTCGCTTAGTCAGAAGTTTTTGTATGGGAACACAAAAATCAATCATACATTTTTGTTTTTTGACGGGGGAACTTACAAAGTTCCTAGGCACGTAGCGAGGCATTTAGAGGACTGCTCAACTCCTCGTAAAGAGTGGAGTTCTGATAAGGAGGGGGGGATGTGCAAAAAAGTAATAGGAACTTCCCCTAGATTCCAGATGAAGCAGGTTTTTTCTTTCTCATGAGTGCGACATGGACATTTGGGGACATCCGTTTTAAAACAAGACAGCTAACGGGGAGATTTTCCCCGAATGAAATGTCAAATCGTGATTTAGATAAACGTATAAATCAATACTATCAACTCACCTTTCCAGCGGAAGTAAAGCTGGAGAGGATGAGCACCTTTTATCAGTTTGTAACAGACACAAACCAAGACACATACGTTTTTGATAGTGCTGGTTTTACTGGGATAGTCCCACCAGCTACTATTGATAATTTACGCATAGACTACTACCAAAATCCGGACGATTTTGAGAGTACAAACCCGTATCAAATTTCTAGGGCAACCCCATGGACAGGGAACGGCGTTGATTCGAGTTTTCAAACAACTCTGGTTGGCCATCCTATTTTGCCCGGCACTACTATAATCACAGACAACACCGAGATTTTTCAGGATTTTAACACAGAGTGGACAAACGACATTGTCCCTATTAGTGGATCTCTTGGAGGCGGTGGCACAATAAATTATAAAACTGGGGCTATCTCTGTTTCGTTTACCGCTGCTCCTGATCAAGGGCAGCTTATCTATTTGAGCTACACGCAGTTTAAGGCTGGGAGACCTATTTCTGTTCTGTTTTACGAGAATGAGTTTAAGTTTTTTCCACCTCCAAACACTACCTATCGTTTTAAAATAAAAGCATGGGGAACGCCTCCACCGCTAGTAAATGCGGCAGACACCCCTCTTTTAAATGAGTGGGGACCGGCGATCTCATACGGAACATCAAGGCAAATATTTGCTGATTATGGCGAGTTAGAGTCTAAGCGGCTGATAGAGGAGGATTACCAAGAACAGATTAATTACGTCTCAGAAAGAACATCAGAAAACCTGCTTAACACTAGGGTTAGACCAGCTTTTTAGGAACAACACAAGCTAGGCTGGCTTTTTAGGAAGAACACGAATTGAACTAGCTTTTCAGGAGGGAGAAATAATGGTTTGGGATAGAGCAGAACCTACAAACACCACGAAAATAAGAAACCTAGGTACGGTAATTAGACCTAACTGGGGGGCTATTGAAGAGGGTAGTTCATCGTTTCAGCCAGACGCCCTAATTCTAACAGATAGGACGCCTCTTCTTGTAGGGAGTGACCCATCACCAGCTGAGGAAGGAGGGACTTCTAGGGGGGACGGCTTTACATTGTATAGCAAGCAAGATGAAGAGGGAGATTTAGGACTGTTTGGAATAGACCCTAGCGGTATTATTACTCAGTTTACATCAAAAGAAAAAACTCTTGGACAGACCGGATATGCACTTATCCCCCCGGGATTCATTCTTCAATGGGGACGTGACACTCTAGCTGGAAGTACTCAGAGCAAGCTTGTAACGTTCCCAAAAGAATTCAGCTCAACCGCTTGGGTAGTAACAACAAACCCTTACCAAAACCCAGTTTCAGGCGCGAATAATCCGCGAGAGTGGGGAGCAGAACAAATAACGGAAAAGGACTTTAGAGCTCGTCTTTTTAACGGGATCACCCACACTTCAGGGGTTAATTTTGGCTGGATAGCGATAGGCCCACTATGAGTTCATTAATAGCCCCCTTTACATCTGGCCTTGTTACAAGCGTCGAGTCGTGGCTAGCCCCGCTAGATTCGTTTAGAGATGCTAAAAACATCCACGTGGATAACGGCGTTATTGAGAAGCGTGGAGGGACTAGGCCGCTAGCTCAGATACAGGAGAGAGAGCAAGGCATAGAGATCGTTGGGATTGCCCAAGACCTCACCGGCACAACGACCACAGGGATACCCCATGATTACGCATCTGGTGATAGGGTTTACATTGATGATGTTGTTGGGATGGTCGAGGTCAACGGACTTGTATACACCATCACAGTGGTCTCTCCAACAGATTTTGAACTAAATATAGATACCTCAATCTTTGCTGCTTATGTAAGCGACGGAGAATCAAAAAGGCTCCAAGACTCTGTCGACCGTGTTATGGGTATTTTTCGCTTTTTAGACGAAAGAGGCTTCTACGACACTCTAGCATTTAATACTACGCAAGCGTCGATTTTAAACAGCGTTTCAAAAACATTCGACCCGTTAGATAGCGAACCAATAATGAGCGGGGGGGAATTTGATTACATATGGGCTGTAAATTGGTCAGCATCAAACATCAACAACCGCTTATACTTCACCAACGGCTTACCATATGACGGCTCTGGTTTAAACGGGATTCGTTACTACGACGCCTCTGGAACAGGGCTAACTACGGTCGACTTTAATGACCGGGATTTAGGAGGTGGTCGTACTCTATATGGTGGAAAACTTCTTTTTGTTCTAAAACAAAGACTTTTGATCCTCCATACCTTTGAGCATGACGGAGCAGAAACCACAGGTTTTCCACAAAGGGCTCGGTGGTGTAAATCTCAGGGGCCGTCTATATGGGACGACATAACCCCCGGCGGAGGAGGGTATGTTGACTGTCCGACTGGAGACCAGATCGTATCTGCTAGGTCACTGCAAAACTCTGTCGTTGTGATGTTTACTAACTCGGTATGGACAATAAACCCCGTATCAGATCCGGCGTTGCCTTTTGCGTGGTCAAAGGTAAATGATTTTAGAGCGTGTGGAGGAAAATTTGCAACGGTAGGATACGACAAAGATGTTCGTTCTATAGGGCTGAGAGGCATCACCGCGACAGATGGAACAAACACACAGCGGATAGACCAGAAAATTTCTCGCTTCGTTGTAAATGCAATCAACGAAAACTTTTTCGAAAAAGTGTACTGCAAACGGAATTACACGACCGAACGGTGGTGGACGCTATACCCATCAAACGAGGCCGAGGAAAACGACTCTGCTCTGATCTACGATGATGACTCAGGGGCTTTTACTGTTTATGAGATAGCCCTTAGCTGTTTAGGATATGGTAATTTCGGTGAAGACTTCCGCTTAAGCGATTTCACCGCTGAAAACGACCTTGATCTTACCCTCGATGAAGCTGGCGATAGCACGCTACAGGACTATTTTTGGCAAGATAGCCAAGAAGCTTTCTTAGGCGGGACAATATCGGGGACAGTCGTAGTATTAGATGCTGAAAGTTCTGATTCGAGAGAACCGATAAGCGCCTCATTTGCAACAAATGCGTGGAATCCACATCAAAAAGATGGGGTCGAGGTACGCATGCCCTTCGTGGACATCTTTGTAGATACAGATACAGAAACTACGGGGGTTGTTCGTTTTTCAAAAGATAACGACATTTCCCCATATACCACACAAACAGTCGATTTTTTGCCGAACTTAGATTACGTCGCATCAATAATCAATATCTCACAATCGAATCCAGCTATTGTAAACTCTCCAAGTAATGGTCTTACAAAAGGAGAAGTGATCTACATCTATCTCGTGAGTGGCATGTCAGCCATAAATGGAGGGCCGTATACAATAGGGGAAACTGGGGAGAATTTTTTTGAATTGGAAGGCGTGGACTCTACCCTTTACTCTCCCTATGTCTCTGGGGGGCAGGTCGTTCGCCGATCGTTTTATAAAACAAAAGCGTGGAAACGTATTTTTGCGGGAGGTATTGGATATGAACATTTTATGGAGTTTAGCAGCAGTGGTTTTGCTAGCGCGTTCAGAATACACGCCTTCCGACCTATGTTTTCACCAACAGGAAAAAGGACAATAAATTGACAATCCCAACGAGTATTATTTTTCCAGATAGAACAAACATTCCCATTGACGAGTACGACAATGAGCTTAAGAAAGTCCTCTCTGGAATGTATACAACCCTTTCAGACGGGATAAACGGCTATGTAAGGGGAAGTTCTTTAGATCCAAATCATCAATGGCTTCCAATTTTAAAAGGCTCTACGCAAGAGGGAATTTTTACATATACCAACCAAGTTGGATGGGCTTTTAGACAGGGGAATTTTGTCGATGTTTGGTTTGATATTGCGTGGACAGATGAAGGAGACGCGCTTGGAGACCTATACGTTGAACTCCCCTATAGAGCTAGCAATAGTGACGGAATCCCCTATACATCAGCGCTTCAAACATCGGGGATTTTCTATCCTTCTGGACATAATAGCCTATTTATAAACGCTGCGCCCAATACGTTCAGGGGAGAGATTTGGGGATCTGGAAGCGTTGTTAATACTAATAAACTCCCAGTTCCTCCATCAGGAAGGCTAATTGGAAGTCTTCGTTATCAGGGGGATGCTAATGAAAGCTAACATCAACGACTTGCGTTGGGCTCGTATTTTTACTAGTGCTCACATCCCAGTATTCTTAGTGGATCAGATCACCGATCGTGATTTTGAAACAGAAGCATTCCTTAAGCATGTGGAGGGGAACCTATCAACAAGCAATAACCTTGAATTAGAGCAGTTTAAACTCAACCCACTTTTCCATGTTTGGTCACTTGTGGACACTGGAAACGTAATACAAGGGTTCTTGTGGTTTGTTATTGACCCGCTAACGCTAGATCTTGTAATTCAAACATTTAGCGTCAACTCTCTCTACTGGAACAGTGGGATTGTCGGAAAATTATCAGAGTTTATGAAGAACTTTCGGCGCCATTTTAAACTCAATAAAATCTTCTGGATCACAAATAAACCGAAACATAGTGAGAAACATGGGTTCGCTCGTTCAAAGCATATTCTAATGGAGTACGACGAATCTTTTAAAGAGGAGGAAGAGGGGAAAGATGGGAAAAACGTTACTGGGAAGCACGGGAAGTCAAAGCCTAATAACTCCTGAGCAATCGAGCTATTTGAGCTCTGTTTTTGGAGAGAACAGCCCCTACAGCCAATTTCTTCAGCCACAGTCGCAGGGGGATTTACAGTCGGCATTCCAAAAAGGAGTCGTTGACCCTAGTATGCAGCAGTTCAACCAGCAAGTAATTCCCGGGGTCACCTCGCAATTTACTGATGCAAACGCCGGTGCTTCCTCTGCATTAAATCAGGCGCTTGCGGGTAAGGCTGGGGATCTACAAACATCTCTAGCCTCTCAATACCTACCATTTATGCAGGGGCAGCAGGGAAACACATTGCAAGCCCTAGGTCAGATGGGAGGGCTAGCAACCGGCCAAACGCAACAACCATATCAACAGCAGGGTATGCTAGGAGACTTAATCGCAGCGTTGATGAAGGGAGGAGGAATGTTTAGATGAGCATACAGGTTTTGCCAGAGCGTACAGGAATAGGAAAGGGACTCTCTTCTGGGATGGATGCTCTTCAAGAAGCCTTTAAGACATCAGGAGATAGAAGATACGCTGAGAGTCAAGCAGAGCAGCAGCGAAACAGACAGCAGGTTCAGATTGGAGCTCTAGGGCAAGCTTTGTCCGCGGCACAACAAGAAACAGATCCAATTGCGCGCATGTCTGCTTTTCAAAATGCACTTGCACAAACTGGAGTCTCTCTCCCTCCAGAAACAGCGATGAACTACCTTAAGAGTATTTCAGAGGCACAGAAATCAGCTTCTGATCCTATTAGAGCAGCGGAAGAAAGACAGACCCATAAGACAAATCAAACGCTTGTTGCTGGACTAGCAGCAGACTCTCGCGTAGCTAAGGGGCTTTATTCAGATATTGAAAAGCTTTCATCTGCTATTGAGGGAGGAAAACTAAGAGGGCCAGGGCTTCCTGGGGATGTGACTAAAGCATTTCGTTGGATGTCTGGAAAAGGACGCCCCGGAGATGAGCAAACCATTGACACTCTGAGGAAGGAAGCTCTTATGCAGCTCGGCAGTCTTAAGGGGATTCGCCTAACCGACCTAAAGCTAAGATTTTTAGAGGACTCTCTTTTTAACCCACAAAAGTCGTTAGCAGAGAACAGAGAAGCGCTTCGTATCTACAAAGATACACTCGAAAGGAAGATGTCGTATCCAGAACGAGTTAAGCAACTTCTAAAAGAAAACCCTAACGCTATGCATGATCCAATGTTTTCGATAAATGTTGATTCACTACTAGAGCCAAATAAAGATGACTGGGTAGCTCCTACTTTTGAAAATTACGAAAATAAAGAGGGTGGAGGAATATTTTCTGGAGTAGGTACTGGTGGTTCTATAACTACAAAAATGAAAGTAAAAAGCTCTACGCCCTCCACGGGACGGGAACCTACATTAGATGAGTTAATTGCTAACATGGAAAAGAATAGAAAACAAAAGACTAAATGAGCCTTCAACAAATAACCTCCGATGCTTTAAAAAAAGGGTACTCACCTGAAGAAGTTCTAGAGTCTTTATCTAATCTGTCTCCTAGCCGTTCTGAGCAGGTAAATAGCTTAAAAGAAAAGGGATACAAACCACAAGAAATTCTAGATTCATTTATTAGTTTATCTCAAGGTGAAGAGAAAGAAGAGGGGGCGAAGCAGGGATTTTTACCACAAGCTGCTCGTGGTGTTTTAGAGGGTGGATTAGATTTAGCAGATACAGCGCAACTGGCCGGAATGGTTATACAGGCGCCAATAAACCTAGCCTCAAGAGGGGCTGAATCAGCGCTTGTAAAAGCTCTTGGGCTTCCAAGCGAAAGAAGGGGAGAAGAAACCGAGCCCACTGGTCAGGATGCAATCAACAGAGCGTTAGCAGATCCAAACATTTCAGACTCAGACTTTATAGCTCTAGCAAGCGGTGACGATGACATTGCTGGGGCGCCAATCTTTCCACAAAAAAGACAGGTTGGAGAGGAGATACGGCAACAAATCCCAGAGGGCGGTTTAACTCAAGAGATTGTTAGAAGAGGGACTCGATCAGTTCCGTTTCTTGCTGGTGGTCCCGCTGCATATGGTAGAGTTCTAGCCTCTGAGTTAGTGGGGTTAGCAGCTAAAAAGGGAGCAGCGGGGATTGGAGTAGGAGAAACGGGGCAATTGGTAGCGGACATTGCTGGAGGTTTAGGGAGTGGAGTATTTGCCCTAAAAGTCCTTCGCCCAATTGTTAAAGGGGCAACGAAACTATTCCCTAGGCTAGAGGGTTTGCTTGAAAGAGGAGCTACGGAAGCAGGGGGAGTAGTCCCCAAGATCGCAGATAAGCCGCCTACAAGACTTGCACAAGCAGAACTTCGCTCTCGACCTAAAAAAATACAGAACCAAATAAACAAGTTAAGCGAGGAGTCTATTGAGGGTTACGCAACTAAAACTTCTGATTTAGCAAAAAACACATTTGATCAACCCGGCTTTAGCGCGCGTTCAGTAGAAGATTCTTTAATAAAGGACACAAAGAAAGGGATCTTAAGAGCGGTTCCAGAGACACAACAAACGAGTCAATCAGCATGGAAATCTATTGCAGAAAATGTAACTGAGGAGTTCACAAAAGCAAAACAAAAGTATAGAGCCCTATACGGAGCGGTAGAAAGACAGGCCAAAGATATGACCCATCTTTTCTCTGAAACAACGAATGAGGCTGGGAGATTACTTAAAAAACTCACTAAAATCAGTACTAAAACAAAGGGCCAGTTCGAGGTGGAAACCGCTCTTAGGAACACTAGAAAAGATCTCGGGATTCCTTCCATGGAAGAAACTGGATTGGGAGTCAAACAGAAGAATGTTCCAATTTCTAATGCTATATCGTTAAAACGAGCTCTAAACGACATCATAAACTTTGAGAACATAGCTCCGTCAGTAAAAAAACTTCTCCTTCCAGTAATCCGAAGCTTAAAAAGTGAAATCTTAGAAGGGATGAGTTCTAGGCCCCTTGTGAAACACGCATATAACATAGCAGAAGGGCAATACGCCAAAACTGCTGAGACGTATGGGAGAGACATTGTAAAGTCGCTTTTAAAGTCTGATGCTCCTGAAACAGTGGGGGCTAAGGCTTTTGCTGGTTCTAATATGGAACAACTAAATACAGCGCTAGGGAAAAACGTAAAGGGCAAAAGTATTCTAGAGGGACAGGCGCTTAATAAAATTGGAAGCTCCGCTTCAGATGCAGGAGAAAAAATCCTCAAGGAGATCTCTCCGCACATTTCTGAAAGTGGGCGTGATGTTGGAGCTAAGCTTGTTGATATGGGAGATAAGCTAACTTCACGCGGAGCTGCAGCAGCCGCAAACGAAAAGCTTCTAGATTCTATACAGAAGGCTGTAACAACAGGAGAGCGACCAGAGTTTGCCTTAAAGATGATGAAAAACCCTACCGGATATAGACATGTAAAAGATACTTTGCTGAGCTCTCCAAAAGGCACGAAAATGTTCAAGGCTCTTCAGAAGCAGCATGTTGACGATGTTTTTGAATCAATTACGACGTCAAGAGGGGAGATTAACTGGGAAAAAGCAGGACGTATTTTTAAAGATCCCCATGCAGAGAGAGTGTTGAAAGAGGCTGTAGGAGAAGAGGGGCATAAGTTTTTCAAAAACTTAGAAAAGTACGGTAAAAACATTCGAGCTAACATGGAACAGTTTCTTAAGAAACAACCAAAAAGCGTTGTGGATGAAGTGACTGGATCTATGGGGCTTCACCTAAAACCAACGTTAGCCTCTCTTGTAGGAAAAACTGGGGGATTAGCAGCATATTTAGGACTGAAGTTCGTCCCAAAATTGGCGAAGTGGTCGTATGCTCGGATTATTTCAAGCCCAGTACTAAGGAAGGCTTTTACCTCACTAGCTAATCCCTCTAAATGGAATGGGAAGAATATTTTTCCAGTCATACAAAAACTAAATGAGGGTCTTGATGAGAACGAGGAGGGTGCATGAGTTACACAAGACTTAGGGATCACGAATGGGAGAAGCCACCGTGGGAGTTTAAAATAGCCTCTGGATACGGAGGACGTTTCAAAGATGCAGGAGTTTCGTTCGGCTTTAACGATGCGATAGGAACGGCTGCTTTTGAGGACATATGGACGGTCGGGGGAAACTATACTTTTCTTTCTGATCCCGAAACCCTCGACGTCTCTTCAGATAGTGCCCTTGATACAGATTTAGGCTCTGGTGCTCATCAAATCAAAATCACTGGGTTGGATAGTAATTTTGATTTGATAACAGAGGACGTAACCCTAAGCGGTTTAGTCCCCGTTACAACAGAGAATTCATTTACGCGTGTGATTAAAATCAGAGCCATGCGCGTGGGTGCTGGTGGTGTAAACGTCGGAAATATTTTGGTCGTTTCTTCAGATACAGCTCTAACGCTCGGGCGTGTTGATCCCGGCCTAGGACAAGCTCTTATGGCTATTACGACCATCCCAAGAGGATTCTGCGCTCTTATCACTGGGGTACAAGCCTCTTCTGAGGGGGTAGATTCGATCGTAGTTGACTTTCAGTTTAGACAGCCGGGAGAGAGCTGGGTTGTTGGTCATAGACTCGCCATACCATCTGGAGGGGTAGATACGGTAAATTTCATGAGATTTCTTGCCCCTAGGAAACTGCCCCCTCTATCTGACTTTAAAGTACGGGGGGTTCACTCGACTGGTGGGGGAACTACCACAATTGCAGCAACATTTTCATATTATTTAATCGACGAACGAGAGGTATTACCATGGCCAGCAGCACTATAAACGACTGGAAACGTATAAGAGAGCGGATTACAGAATGTTCTAAAAGTGTTGAGGACCTAGATAAAATAGAGTGGGGTGCAGAATATTCTGAAAGTGTTAAGGACCTAGATAAAACAGAGTGGATTGCAGAATATTCTGAAAGTTTTAAGGATCAGGGTAGAAGAAAGGGCTTTGTACAATGCTCTGAAGACCTACTTACAGGAGATGGGGAGTTCCCCAAAACAATTCTTGTTGGCAAGGAAAGTTATTTAACAAACTAAGAGGTAAAACCATGGCCAGCAGCGCTATAAACCGACCGTTCAAATTCGGACCACAAGATCGTAGAGAGTTTATTTCTGAGAATTCTGAAGTGGCTCTTCGAGCGGAAAACGATGAAAACGGAAACCCAATCTACCTAGGGAAGTCGAAAGTTGGGGAGCACGAGGCTGCCGACAGGTGGCAAATTAGGGCAATCGCATACGACATAAACGAGGGGGTTACAGAAGTTACGTGGCCAGAAAGGCTTAACGGGACTGCATCTTCTGACTATGAATTTTCTTGGAATGAACGTGCGTCGCTAACCTACAGATAACGGGAACTTTATGCCATACAAACTAAATGCTTTTACTGGTGAGCTAGACAGGACCCAAAGAAGCATCGACGCAACATTCGAAATCAAAACGGATAACGGCTCTGCATTTCCTGAAAACCACACTATAAGCATCGTTGGCGGAGCAGAAGCAGCTACCGTAGGTGTTGGTAGTGTAGTTGGGGTCGCCTTCACTGGCGGCGGAGGAGGGGGAGTTGAGTTTGCTGACGATGAGTTTAGAGTTTTTAATGCTGTAAACACTACCGCTAAAATAGCTCACGATCTCAGCTCAATAGACATTGGAGCTACGCGCGTTATAAAAGACGCAAACTACGACATAGACATGAGCACACTGGCATCAAGTTTTACTGCTGACTCAGGCGTCGGTGTGCCTATAGCAGGGGGAACATCCCTCACTGGTGGAGCTGGGATTAACACTCTTGCGTCGGGGAGTCAAATTCTTTTCTCTGCGGATGGAGAGGCTTTAGCTTCTGTATTTTCAGGGAACTTTGGGTTTGCTAGTCCATCAGGAGGAGAAATTGAGATCGTAGGAGTTGGAGACATAACGGTAGCAGGGACTGGTAAGACGCTTACTATAAACTCGTCTGGAGGAGCTGGAGATTATGTAGACGTAGCAACAAACGATTTGTTTATTCCTGCTGCAAACGAAGGATATCTTTCGTGCGACACAACAAATTTTGACATACAAATACAACTCCCCGATACAGACATCTATAGAAACTTTACAGTAAAAGACAGAACTGGAAACGCGTCGATTAGAAATATTATTGTTACTACAGCTTCTGGAAATATCGACGGGAAGTCATCGTTCATTCTATCTGCAAACAACGAAAGTGAAACTTTTATTTTTAACGGCAGCAACTACGAGGTACGTTGGGGTTATAAAGATTATCATACATATAAAGGGTTTGTTGTTGGCTCATCCTCAACACACAACTCAGATTTTAACGATCTTAAAATTGCTATAGATAAAGTGCCAGACGGATCTGTGATTTATGTTGGTGAAGATGTTCCTATATCAAACAATAATACAACAATAAACAAAAGAGTTCTTGTAACAAGTTTCTATGGGACTGAACAAGAATATATCACACTTGGCTATACATACCAGATATATGCGGATGTAACATTTGTAAATTTACATATGTTCGTTTATAATGCTGGTTGGCAACACCATTCAGGTAATGCAACATTTGTAAATTGTATTATAGAACGACATAGTTCCAATACAAATTCAATGGTAAGAGATTATTCATCAGATGGGGATCTGACCTTTTCAGATTGTTTATTTGTTGACCCACCAGGAACAACCAACCGGCGTCTTTTTGAAAAATTTGCTGGGTCTACCTCTGCTATAAAAATGATTAATTGTCGTAGGCGTTTGGGAGAGGATTTGGATCTTGGTACTAATGGAAAAATAGAAATTAACGATGGGGTTTTGATCTTAGATAATACATACACTCCGTATCCAATTTCTTTATTAGGCGGAACGTTATCTATTTCAAAATCAACGGTTGGTCATGTGGATGCAGCTAGTAATCCCTGTATTAGAATGGAGTCTGGAGTTAATGGCTCTGAAATATCCGACAGCAAATTGATAAGTTCTTCGAATCAATCTGTCGTTCACTTAACTGCAACTAATATTTCTATGACAAATACACACTGTATTAGAAATTCGCCAAATGTTGCTGACATAGTTTTGGACGGCACTGGGACTATAGCAGCAGCAAATGTTTATTTTGGGATTCCTCAAGGAGTGGCAGCAGGCATTGTAAGCGATCCAATATATATATATCCAAGAGACTTACCATGAGCAATAACCAACCAGTTGGAATCCCGTTTCAAAACCCCCTGCGTTCTCTAGGCCCAAAACAGGACGTTATACCTATAAAGCGCTTCCCTAGGAGACCTCTTCCAACAGACAGGAAGTACAGGATAGGTCAATTTGTAATCCTTGGACGAACCCCGTCTACAGGAGTAGATGGAGAGCTATGGTATCTATCTCGATTTGACTCTAACGGAGATGCACTGTGGCTACCATTTGAGACCTCTATAACAGTTGATAGCATACGATCATTAGAGACGGACGATGGTGCCCCTGCTGTACACCCGACCCTTGACGGCGTTGCAGGAATCAAAGGGGGGCTTGGTGTTATTACATCTGGACAAGATCCAGACACCGACGTTGTGGTGTCTGTAGATGGGGATGTTGTTACAACCGCGTATGAGACAGACAACGGGACTGTTACTCCAATAGGTGGAGTGACTAAAGTTCTTGGTGGACGAGCCATGTACACCTACGAAAACCTAACAAATGAAATTGTTTTAGACTCCACTCTGCAATTCATCACTGACGATGCAGTTTCTACGCCAGTCCCCGTTGATGGGCTTTTTACGCTTGCAGGGGGGCTTGGCGTCAAGACAAAGTCTGAAGCTCCAATCACAGAGATGGTTGTCTCTGTAGACGACCCAGTGACTACAGAGTTTGTCACTGATGACGGCACTGTTGCAGCATTAGGTGGAATAACTAATGTCGTTGGGGTTGACGGGATAAGTACTCGAGCTTCTTCTCCCAATACTATAGAGGTTTCTTCTAGCGGAGGAGTTTTGCAAACTGTTTACGCAAACACATCTGATTTTATTATTGCATCGACTTTAATGGACATTGAAGATGTTCCACCTATACAAACGGAAGGAGATGAAATTCTCACCGTGACAATAACACCAAAATCAGCAACTTCTACACTACATGTTTTTTTTGCTGGATCACTAGCTATGTTTAATAACGATGGAACTGTTGCTCTTTTTCAAGATGCTATTCAAAATGCTATATCAGCTACCTATATACAGGGCAGTACGTCATCTGGAACTTTAAATTGGTCTGGAATATCTGGGAGTTTGACGACTAGAATATTTAAAATACGCATAGGCCCATATTTAGCTATTAATATTTACGTAAACGGAAAACTAGATGAACGTTTTTATGGCGGAGTATCTAGCACAGTGCTTTACGTTACGGAAACGGCGAATTAACTTCTTCCCATGATTTTTTAGGGCACCCTTTATTTCCGCATCGTTTGCCAAGCTCGCTCCAGTGGTAGCAATAAGGACATCTCCACTTTTTGACTCGTGCAACGTCCTCGTTTGGACGGTCGTTGTATACAAGATCGTCTTCTAAAATAAAAAGGCCGTCCTCTCCAAAATGTATAACTTCTGTTTCAAAAAGCTCGCCATCCAAATAGACACAAAAAAGTCCCTCGCCAAAAGTTAGAAATCCATGGGTTAAAGGTATTTTTTCGGTTTCGGTTTCGGTTTCGGTTGCTACTGCGCTTGATGATATGACAGCAGCAATCGTACAAATGATCATGCAAATAAATTTTTTCATTACTTAGTCCTCATAAGTTCTTCCCAATCAGCGTCACACTCAAGTTTCTTTTCGCGATGAAGTCTAGTCATTTCTTGAAAAAGATCTTCATTTCGTTTAGGATTGTCTTTTTCAAGTAATAAAAATACCTCAATGTTACGAATGCTCTTCTCGTTATCAGTATAACGACACTCTTTTTTAGTATGTCTAGTGGTAGCTTCTTCTGCATCAATCCCTAGAAACTTTCTGAATCGCTTCCACCAAGTCATCAATTATTCCCTCCAACCCCTCAATTTTTTTTTCTACTTCACCGAAATTAGCATACATGCTCCGTCTATAATGATCCAATTTACGCTTCAGCTCTTTTATCTCTAGCTGCTGAGTTTCAATTTTTTCTTCTGCTGTTGGAGGAGGCAAAAAGGACATCTGAGGATTATTCATAGTTAAAAACTATGAACCTTACAAAAGATATTGTCAAGGTGTTATCATCTATGTAAATAAACAAACATATTTTTTAACAATTCAATGAGCAACTATATTTTTCTAACAATTCCCGGGCCCCCCATTCCTAAACCTGCATATAAAAGAGGGAAAGGGGGAAACAGCTATGCCCCTAAAAGCAGAGAAGCGAAAATGGTTTCGTTGTTCGCTAACTCGCTATACGATGGAAAAATTTTAAACGAACCGTTGATTCTTTTTTGTGAGTTTTTCTTCCCGATACCGACTGGTTGGACTAAGGGGGAGCAGGAAAAGGCACGAACTGGCATCATATATCCGATCTCAAAAAAAGCTGATTCGTCAAATTATTTGAAATTTTATGAAGACGCGCTCTCAAAAGTTATTTACGAGGATGACAAGCTAAATGTGTGGGCTAGCGGATCTAAATTTTATGCTAAAAACAATAGAGATTTACGTACTGAAATACATATCCTCCCGTTTTCAATGGCTTCCTATGAAGAAATAAAGAAACTCCTATTTAGGACATCTTAATTTCGTTAGTCCAATATAAACTTACTTGGCGCAGTGCTTAGACGGGAATTCGTTGAACGTATAGTCCATGACTCCCTAAGCTTTCCCCTATACCGTTCTAAATCAACCCCTTTAAGCTCAATAATGGATTTGTAGTTAACCAGCCCCTTAGTCGTGGTTTTCCTTACGCTTAGCCCAAAACCTTGCGAACTTTGCCCTTCGCAGGTCTCAACAAACCATTTTTTAAGATCTTTTTTTCGTTGGACTGCCCGTTTTTCGTCATTGTCAGCCTCATCATAAAGTTCTTTTTTCCCCCTCCACTCATCCGCGGTTATTTTACGGTAATCGGCATCGGTGAGTTCAGGTGGTTTCAATGAAAGCACGCTTTTCCAAAAAATAGCCTCCTCTTGCTCTAGTTTTGCTATATACTCATTATCTCTAGCAACCTCGACCAGCTCTACGTCATCATCGGAATAGTATGAAAAATAGTGCTGCATATCGTGACCTGTACAGGCCAACTGATGCTGATTTTGGGGGTAATATCTTTGTGGAACCTTGCCCATCTTAGCCAGCTCGTGATCTTCTAGTTTTGCTTTTTTTATCTCAACCACTATTTTCTCGTCTAATGAAAGTCCATCAAGCGTGGCCATCATAAACTTTTTCTCTGTATTAAAAACCATCATAGGACGCATGAAAACCCCTGTCATCCTCTCGTAGATCTGACGAGCCCTTTCTTCAACTAGCCGACCCGCTTGCATTGCAGGATTGTCTACCCGTTCGCTACCAAAACCCACTTTTTCTTCCCATAGCTTGTATGGCGTTTGCTCAAAATGTTTTCCATGCATTAGCACCGCAGCTTCTGAAGCGCCAATGTAATTTTTCCTAATCGCAAGCCACTCTTTTTTGCTTTCCGGTATTTTCTCGACTCTCATAATTTTCTTCTCCTTCTTATAAAAGCCCCCCCGCGGGGGCTAGGGTTAAACTCCATTCACAGACCTCACACAAAAAGAGATGGCGGGAGAAGCTGGGTCCGGTTCGTATTGTCCTGAACCTCTTTTCTATGCGCTTCTGCCCTCTCCTTTAGAGACGCGAACATCTCTCTAGGCATGTCCATGAGTGAGTGGCCGAGCCCTCCCCTCTCTAATAAATCTTTCGTATGTGTCTTATACTCTGGAAAATCAGCAAAAATACCCTCCAATTCATTTAAATCGGCTTGAGTTATGGTTTTTAGTTCTGGCTTTTCTGACTCGACTTCAAAAAAACACTTAACCCTTGCTTTCTCGTCTCCTTCCTCTCCCCACGGATTGCCCCCATCCCAGATAGCCTCTAGATTGATAGGGGTTTCTCGAACAACTTTTAAGATATCGTCAGACAAAGACTTAGGGGGTGCTGGAGAGATCGAATAGGTGTTCCTAAACTTTTCTGGCTTTTTCATGTCGACGATTTTTATGATTTTAATATCGTAATTTCTGAAATCTCCCCAATCTTCGTTTTTAACCAGATCGGTCAGCGCCTTAAAAAGACGCGTTTGTTTGATAGTGATAATGCAAACCTTCTCTGCATCGTACGACCAAACCGGTGCCATCCAGAACCACTCTGGAGGAGATCCGGGGATGAGTAGTGTTTTTGGGCACTCCTGATGTCTGTATCGTATCGGACTACCGCCAGTTTTTGCAGTCCACTCCTGCCACCCACAGATGGGCTTCTGGAGTATGCGCATGCGGTGCTCTCCCTCGCTCAGTTTCGACACCTGAATGTATCCAGATTTGTCCTGCCCTCTGTCGTAGCCATCTGGCAACATATCGTAATAATCTAAATTTGATTCGACACTCATAATTTTCTCCGTTTTTTGTCTGTGCTGTTTGTACACTGTTTTTTTTACTTACGCTGTTTGTAAACTAACAGTTTTGCTTTCTACCTCGTCCATTCCTTCTTCTTTCTCTTCTAACCCCATTAAATTCTCGACATATTCTAGCCCGTGAGCTATGATAGCTGGCATGTATTCAAAACCTAACTCAAAATCCTTCTTTTGATCTGGCGAATAGTCGTCAGCGCTATATGGGATCTGGTCGCCGTTGATTTTTATAGAGTAACTAATCCAAGCGACCTTTATAACGATATTTTTATCGCACGCCAACCGCTCTCCAACGATTGAAAAATAAGGAACATCACAGTCCATAAAAACATTAGTACACGTGCTAATACAAAGCGATTTGTCTAAAAATGAGTCTCTGTATTCCCCTTGAATTTTAGCAATACTCCAATCTCGTAAAAGATTTTGTAACATTATTTTCCCTTTTAATAATTTATTCATCTGTATGTTTCTCCTTGTTGTTGCTTGTGTTTCTCCCCGTAAAAGGGGGTTAAAATATCTTTATTTAACGAGCAGTCTCTTTTGCAAGAGCAAATAAAATTTCATAATCGTCTCTTGTAGTTTTGCAATTGCACTCCAACTTTTTCCAGTAAAAATTTAGTGTTTTTTCACGATCAATATCTAATATCACTGTCATTATTCCCGTTCTATGTAATAGGCAAGAAATTTTGCTAATTTGTATAATCGTCCTGTGTGTATATCTGACATTTTTAAACCTATAGCTAATTGCTCTTTATTGGTTAGTGTATTGTTTGCTACGTCTTTTGGAAGAATTTTTCTTGATTTTGCACATCTTTTTATAACGTCCAATAGGAGCCTTTTTATTTTTTTGTTGTCTGTTTTGTAGTCGATGACTGTATTAGGCCCATCTCGCTCTATGTTTTTTTCGAAACTCTTAGGTTCAAGATAACTATCTACAAGCTCAATATCAACCTCGATCATCTCGTTTAGTACTGTTAAAACCTCGAACGTATTTGGTCTACAATAATCGTACGGAATTCTCGCCGTTAGGGGATCAGTAATTTTAGAGATCATTGTATATATGGCAGTTAAGTGTTTGATTAAAGTTTTGTCTTCAGTTTTAAATTTCACTAATAATCTTCTTGTCCTCTTTTTTCCCCTTTTAATAATTTATTCATCTGTATGGTTCTCCTTTTTTTTGTTTGTTTATGCTATGTATTTTCCCCAAAACTCCTCTTCAAAATCTTCCTCATTCTTACCACTAGACACCCAAGACTGTAAAGCAGCTTTTTTAATCTCTGGATCTTTGTAAAATCCGCTTGAATAAAAAGCTGTATGCAACAGTGATCCGGTGCAATCCTCAAATACCAAACACTTTGGATTAATTTTTATGAGTTCCAAAACAAATTCCTTATCTCCTAGCACCTCTGATCCTACAAAACCCACGATGCTGGGATAGAATCTAGCCACTTTCTTAATAAATTCTTTGTCGTTTGTATGTTTAGATCCCACCATCTCGGGATTTAGTAAATAATCTCTTATATAACCAAGCCCACCTGGGCCTATATTATCACATCCATCCTCTCCCCCGCGGTAGTCGTCGTCGTCGTCTCCCTCCTCTCCCATGAATCCATCGTCGCCGTAGCATAGGTGTACCTCGTAGGGGTTTTTAAGAAATTCTATCACCTCTTCCATCGAGTTTTGTTCTTGAAATGCCTTGATAATTCTTTCCATTTTTTTCCTACTTTTTTATGTTTGTGTTGTTCTTTATTCCGTTGAAAAGACTGCGGGGTTAGTTACCCTTAAAAACATATGTTTCCCCAGTTTTTCTGCTTTCTATCACGTAAATATCCCCATTCAATTCACAATCCCGCGCATATTCAAAAAAATTTACATAATTCAGCAGATGAGTTAAAAAGTCGCCTACACCCTCATCAAAAGAATCATTTACGTGCATATACAGAGTTTTTTTAGCCCACTCCTCAGAAGAGGCAAACTCTCCGTCAAAACGGTCCAAAAAGTCCTCGACTGCCTCAGAAGAAGCGTCTTGATTTTCGCGATAACAATCAGCGTACGCTAAAAAAGCATCTGGGTCGATGTCGTGTTCAGATAGCGTTGCTAAAGTTTTTGCTGTTAAAGTCACTTGCTTCTCCTTTTTTCTGTTTGCTTTTGTTTATGCTATGTATTTTTTCCAAAATTTCTCTTCAAAATCTTTTTCGTCCTCACCACTAGCAACCCACGATTGTAAAGCAGCCTTTTTAATCTCTGGATCGTCGTAAAGCCCCCCTGATTCAAAAAAACTGTTCAACTGCGTTCCGTTTCTGTCGTCAAAAACCAAACACATTGGACTAATTTTTATGAGTTCAAAAACAAACGCCCTGTCACATAACATCTCTGACGCTATAAAACCGATGATGTTGGGATAGAATTTTGAAACCTCCTTAATAAATTCTTTGTCGTTTGTATATTTAGATCCCACCATCTCGGGATTTAGTAAATAATCTCGTATGTAATCGAGGTTGTTTTGATCTATATTGTCATAGCCGTTCTCTCCTCCGCGGTAGCCATCGTCGTCGTCCCCTTCCTCTCCCTTGAATCCATCGTCGTCGTAGTCTAACTCCTCCTCGTATGGGTTTCTAAGAAATTCTATTACGGCTCTCATTGATTTCTGTTCTTTAAAACCTTTGATTATACGTTCCATTTTGGTCTCCTTTTTCTTTTCCTTTGCGGTGATCTGCGTCACCTGTTATTCTGTATACGACCAATATAATCGATCGTCGATTTGTTCGCAATAGGAAATGTATGGTGTTCGAAATAAAATAAATGCTTGTCGAAATATAGGAGATAGACCATGGGATTTACTACACCACCGAAAGGCACAAAAACAAAAAACCTACGCGAATTTTTACGTTCCGTTGGGGCAACACAAACAGAATTTAGCGCGCTAGTGAAATCTACACCGAGTACGATATCTAAACTATGCGCGCGGTCACTCTCCCCATCTCTAGAGCTAGCTGTTCGCATACACGCAGCTACTCACGGGCAGGTGTCATACGAGGACATGCTCGCCACCTCTGATAAAGAGATAGAAAAAAGGAGAAAACACACCGCCTATATGGAAAAAAAGGCGCGCAAAAAGGTTGACTCAGATATAAAGTAAAAATCTCTAGTAGCGTATTGTAGGCCACTAGAGATAAACGTATGAGTGTCTAGCTCGCCACACAGTTCGGAGAAACATAACCCTTTTTGTTGGGGTGTGGCTTTTTGTTTGCGGGTAGTCTACCACAAAGGAGTGATTTTTTGCAACGGAATAATAACAGACACTGTATTGAGGACCATTTCGTGGACATCAACGAGATGGTCGAGATTGGTTCTGGAGGGCAACAGAGCCACTATAGTAGTGACGATAAAAAAAGAGGTAACCGAACCGCGGTTTAAACAACTGCGAACTCACAACGAACCCATAGCCGGTCCATCCCCGCGTTGGCGGGGGAAAAGGCAACTGAGCCTTAAAACTCGATCAGATCAAGGTCCATCCCCGCGTTGGCGGGGAATCGCAATCCGGTTACCACAAAAGGAAATCACATGAGCGAGTCTACACCACTTGACGATTTAACGCAACCAGAACAGCAACAGAAAAAAGCTCTCAAAATAACGCTACATAAAGGCGCCAAACTCACTGAGGCGATGAGGCGGGATATTTGTTGGCAAGATTGTCGATATGACGAGGACCATCGCGGGTATGTGTGCGCGAAGTCTTGGCGGTACGCTGTAAAATGCGCGCTAGCGGAGCACGACATGCACGAGAGCTATGACTACTCGTTCAGTGAGATACACGAGTGACGCCGGCACCACAAAAGGAAGCCCAAATGACCGACTCTACAGAACCGCAAACGCAACCTAAAACCGCCCTCAAAATACTCTTACACAAAGGCACCAAACTCACCGCGGTGACAAAGCGCGCACTCAAATCGCTCGGATGTCGCTACGATGCAGAAGTTCGGGGCTACGTGTGTGCATATGACAAACGGGACGCCGCTGCAGCGTTGCTAGCGAAACATTTTATGCATGAGGGGGTTGGTAAGGCGTTCATTTTCACCGAAATAGAAACTCGCGCCTTAGATGCGAGTGACGCCTCACACTCCCTGTCTACCCGAGAGGCTATCCTCGAGGGCTCAATAGCAGCAAACTTGTCGTATCTTCTGCAAGACATTGCCGCTTACGACGATACGTTGACCATGAGTGATTTCTACTTCAAACCGCGTGAGTGCACGGGCCCTGATGATGAGCCTAGGCACACCATGGAGATGGGCCTCTATTTGGGTACTATGGGCATAGAGGAGCAACGGCGGGAGCTGGCCCGCCTTCAGAGTAGCTCGGTAAGTGAGGCTGTATACGGGGGAGATAGCGGGACGGAGATAACCACAGCCCTGATCAAAAACAAGCAGGGGGACGCCGACCTTTTCGTGGGGCTTTTTGAAGATAAGTATTTATTTGATCCAACAGAGGGTCGTGTGGGGGCGTTCTATGTGTGGCTTGATAATCGTTGGGGGTTAGACGTCAACAATAGACGCCACGAGGATTTTAAGGCAGTGCCACGGCTTTATATAGAAGAAGCCCACACACAACACGGGGGGGGAGACGATAAGCTCGTAGAGGCTCTTAAAAAGCGTTCTTTCCAATTACAGTGTCCAGTGAGAAGGCGACACGCGTTTGAGATGGTAGCTGACAGTCTTATGCTCGACGGTACATGGGACGCAACCGCTGGGAGGCTTCCCGTACGAAACGGCACCATTTCCCTAGACACCGGGGAGTTGGCACCGTCTGATAGGGGTGATCTAGTGAGATCTATATGCCCTGTAGAGCATAATGCAGAAGCAGAGTGCCCCAAATTTGAGGCTTTTCTATGGGAGATCTCGGGGCATAGTTGTGAGTGGATGGACTTTATGCAGATCCTCATAGGGTACGCTGCCATCGGTGAGCCTTCAGAGCACGTTGTGGTCTACCTTTACGGCAAGGAGGGTAGGAATGGTAAGGGCACGCTTATGAACCTCATACAGGGCGTTCTAGGTAGCATGGCGAGGGTCTTCCCTCCAGAGATGTTGTTAATGCAGCGCAACCTACCGTCGTCCAGCTCTGCGAGTCCCGAGCTAGCCAACCTGCAGGGCGTGCGTCTAGCTCTGTTCAGTGAGATAAACGAGGGAAGACGCATAGACTCGGCACGAGTAAAAACTCTTTCGGGTGGGGACACGATCACTTGCAGAAGACTCTTTTCTAACACCGACTTGCAAATCCGCCCCACCCACACCATATTTCTACAGACCAACTACAAGCCAAAGGCACCCTCTGATGACAGTGCGCTATGGGCTAGGACGGTGATAATACCCTTTCCCATGAGCTTTGTGCGGGAACCAAAAGAGGAACACGAGCGACCGCTAAGGGAGGGGCTGCAAGAGGAGCTTGCCGAAGAATTGGAGGGTATTTTGCAGTGGGTCGTAGAAGGGGCTATGAGATATCGTAAGGAGGGGCTACAGATCCCGGAATTCGTACGGGCAGAGACGGCGTTGTACAGGCAAGAGAACGACCCCATAGGGATGTTTCTAGAGGAGGCGTGTGAGCTAGCCCCCGAGTGGTCTACACCAAAGGGTAAGGTGGAATCGGCCATAAAAGAGTTTTGTGATGCGAACGATTTTACAAGGCCCACTAGGCTGGAGGTTTCCGCTTACCTAAACAAGCTCTTTACAGAGTGTTGGCTAGCGAAAACTAAAGCGTGGCGTGGGGTGCGGATAAATGAAAGCTAAGACAACAAGGGTGGGGGGTCGGTTGATGAGGAAAAAAAGGGGGGTTCTTCCACTAAGAGAATTTATAGAAATGGGAGAAACGTTCTGGCCCGGATCTAACAGGCGTGTTTATCCAGATGAGGAAGAGAGTGGTGTTCGTCGGCGCATAGTAACTGTTGTGAGCGAGGCTGACGCTCGCGCTAAGGGGCCAAGAATTAAACATAGAGGTAAGAAAAATCATAGACATGTCAGCAAAACTTCACGCGGAGTTGCCGGAGTTTTTTACCACTAAAACTCTGGTGGAGTTGGGATATCTTGGCTCTCACCAAAGCGCCCATCACATGCGCAACAGGAAAGAAAAACCCCTCCCTTTTATTCGCGGTACTGGCGGCAGAATCTATTACAAAAAGTGTGAGTATATTGCGTGGTGTAGAGAGGGTGCTTTTCATGGCATGTTTCGACGTGTTTTTTAGAGGACTACACAATGAGGAAAATATGGCGTTCATTTGTTTTTTTATGCTACAAAAACTACTGTCGGATCATCTAGAATACCCCTGCTCTAAAGACGCGACCAAAGAGGAGAGCGCCCCCCTTTTTTTGCTAGACTTGGAGGGCGAGGCGCCTGTATCTTTTATGCGTCATAAAATAACCGAGGTTATTAACAACAAAAATCTTTCTGTATCTGAAGCACTCAAAAAGATGGGGACCAGTCACCAAAAGTTGATCGAAGCCCCAGTCGAAAAGCTTCTGTATTTTCTACTCAGACTCGATAACACCATCGAGGTCCGAGTTAAGGGGCACGGCATTTGTAGTACTTATAACAAAAGGAACCTGACGCACGGTTGGGCACCCCATACATCGGAAATCCGAAAGCATTTCAATATAACTGAGTTTGAGTTCTAGCGCGCCCTTTTAGCGGGGTACGGATAAACTAACATGGATAGAGGGTGAGTATGAGTGACGACAGACACGGGAAAAGCGACATAGACTGGCAGCTAGAGTTTAATGTTGGCGTCTACGACGAGGAGCGAGATAGGGCGTACTACGAGCAACGAGCGGTGATTGTCGCCCAAATCAAAGGGCTCAATAGCATCAGCAACGCTATTTTAAAAGATTTGAAGCACGAAGGGGGCTTTTTTAGGTCTTCCAAACACGCCCACATGAAGTTGCTTTTTGACCTAATAAAAGAAAAAAGACGGGCCCTTTTAGATCGCTAATTTAAACAAGTTAAAAAACGGACGCCTAGAGGAACTGCAAGCTTTTCATTCCAATAGACACCCGTAACAGCGGCCACTCACTATTCACAACCAGCGACCGCAATAAACTCCATGCTACCATAAACTCAAGATAAGCTGTCTAGATATCTTTTACAGAATTGCTTTTTGTGTGGGGGGCGTGTTCTATGAGGCGTTTGTTGTCTCCAGCTTTTTTCTTAACCATGCAATAACGCCTTTTTTTGGGTATACAACTCGTGCAGTGGAGAGGCGCAAAAACTCGGGTTCTTGCTTTCTCATTCTTCGATTAAAAGCTTGTGCAGACGAACAAAAGATACCGGCTTTGATAAGCTGGGTAGGGGCTATGACATCTGGCAATGTTTTTTCTAGGTTATTAATCCATTCTTCAACGTACATGTTTTCTCCTTGTTTGTTGTGAGCTACGACACGTAATTGTATATAGCAGCACACAGGAGCAATTTCAAAACAATTATACAAAAGACTAGAGGGATAACAAACTCCACGCTACCATAAACTATCCAGATATGCTAGATGTACTAGATGGCCTATTGCGGGGTCTCTGTACTTGACGGCTCTGTCTGCAAAATAAATAATTTTTTTGAGAATTTCCTGAGCGTCTAAAGTTCCCCCGGACTCCACGTGAACTTCAGAAGGAAACTCAATGCCGAACTCTATCACTAGATTTAACATTTTTTTCATAATCTCTTTGACTTCGGTTCCCTCGTGCCCCTCTTTCATATAAATCTTACACGCGCCATCGTCAAACTTACACTCGCCATCGTCTAAACTTTTATTAGTCATTCTAGGATTCTACAATTTTGCAGCCTCTTTTTCAAGATTTTTTTTATGTGAGAAAAGTATCGACCTAGTTAGAAAAGATAGCCGAAGGGCTTTTAAGATAGAAAATCTTAAAAAACAAAAGTTCAAGTTGGTTCTTGAATTTTTGTATAACCCTTCGGATTTCAGAGTTACCCCCATTCTATCACATCCCGTTATATTTACCCCAAAAACTCAAAAAAAAGACCAAAAAGCCCAAAACAACCGAACTACTACCGAACTACTACCGAACTTTTCTTGGTTCGGTAGTCCCGTAAGTCGCTTATCCTCATAAGGGATCATTGCTAAAAACAACCGAACAACGCAACTCTGCCATTTCCTGCACCTATAAAAAGACAAAAAACATGATTTTTATAGTATTTACATGTTTTTTTATTTTCTTACTATTCATTAAAAGCAAAAGTTAAGTTGTTCGGTTGTTTTTCCTAGATAAAGACACTAAGAGTAAGCTCTTTAAAGGACTACCGAACTAAAAAAGTTCGGTTGTTTTTTGCCAAAAGTTCGGTTGTTTTGGGTTGAGTGATATCATTTCTTGTAGCTTTTTTTTTTTTGAATCTGCGAAGCGCGCACGGACGCGCGCGACCCCCGAGCTTCGGTTGTGCAGCATAGAGCGGAACAGAGAAGCGTTAAGGGGTTTTTACAGGTTTCGGCGGCGAGAAAAAAGTGA